GTTTCTAATTATACTGATTCTATTAAAAAGACAGTACAAGTTATTAACGTTGACATGACTAAGGTTTTGGCTTTATATCCTGATTTACAAGAAAAAAATGTTGGACTTGGATTTGCTGAATCCGTATTAGATTATTTAGATGAAACGAATCGTTTTGTATTTACTGAAGAGAAGACTGAAATCAAGGAAAGGATGGTAACTCAATTCAAAGCATCTAAAAAAGGTGTTTTTGAGGAACCAATTGATGGTAAAGGTAAAATTAAAGCAGCACAATATTTTGTATATGTTACTGTTGCTGATTTTGCTGTAGATGAAGATGAAACTGTAATGAAAGGTAAATCAACAGTTGTTGTAACTACTTTTATTCGTTTACAAGTAAGATTTGTAGATGCTAAAACAGGTCAAATCTATATAGGATCAGGTGAGGGTGAGTCACAAAAAGTAGGTGAATCATTTCTAAAAAATCTTGATATGAAGTTTTCTCAAAGTACCGTAGGTAAAGCAACAAGAAAGTCTTTAGAGACAGCTACAACCAAAGTGATTGAAAACTTAATCAAGAACGGTGTATTTAAAAACTAAAATATTATTATTTTTAATGATAATTGGACTGCCTCTATGGGGGCAGTCCTTTATCTATTCTTATATAGACCCGTGTACTAAACAAAGTAAATTTATAAACGCGGATATGAGTGCTCCAATAGTAATCTCATACTATGGACAAGTAAAAGCGTTTACATACGCGGAATTAAGTAATGGAGTGTTTGATGCGTGGATAAATGATATTTATAACAAATATAAATCTACCTCACCCTGTCAAGGCGTTCTTACTACTACTACAACTACAACTTCTACAAACCAAGTTTCTAATATTATTGGTAATGTTACTAATATTTTAGGAATTGATTTATCTTCTGTTACAGGAGGTGTTACTGGAGGTGTAGGAAACAATATAGGAGGAACAACATCATCAGGTTCAGGAAGTATATCAACAGATAAAAAAAACGGAAACAATGGAAATAACAATTCTTCTAATCCTAATTCTAGTGGTAATACTGGATCAGGTAGTAACTCGAGTGAGGGACAGACAGGACAAACAGGACAAACTGGAGGAAATTCATCAGAAAATCAAGGCGGGTCTGTGGGATCCAACCAAGAAAGTGGAGGATCAGTAGGTGGAAATAATAATTCAGGTAATAGCAGCAATTCTTCTAGTGGTTCCAACGGTAGTGGGAGTGGTAGTGGCAATAGTGGGGAAGGACAACCTCAAGAAAAACCAACAGATAAACAAATTGAAGACCAGAAAGTAGAAACACAAAAAACTTCTACCCAATCCTCAGCTAAAGCGGCCGCTAAGGCTAAAGCCGAAACCCAAAAACCAGCTATTTTAATGACTGGGGATATTGTTGGAGTTCAAACAAAATCTGATGGGTCTCAAGATGCTAGAGGTACAATGTCATTCACTAGAGTAAAAGGAGATGGAACAGCTTCTATTGGTTTTTCAGCTGATTATATGGTTAATGCTAAAATAGGTAATGTTTCGGCTGTACGTTCTTGGATTGGTACTAATAAAAAAGGTAATAAACACATCAATGTTGCTTCCGCAGGTATAGGATTTTTACCTCAATCAACAACAGGTAGTGGATTATTAATAAGAGTAAACTCACTTAAAAACTTTACAGCATTATATGGTGTTTCTGGTACTTATGGACAAATGTATGGTGAGGAATTAATATCAACTATTGCAATTGCTGGTTTTATGTATAAGGGTAAAATAGGAAAAGCAGTAGATGCTACAATTATTGCTGCTGGTATTTATTCTCCTTATTCTAAATTCTACACAGAATCTATTTTTGAGGCAAAACCAATTGTTATTCCATTTTTAAATTTAAATTATAAATTAACTAAAACTTTTGGAATTGGATTAACAGGAGGAGGAACTTACGTAGCAGGACAAGATATTTTAAACTTTCAAATATTAATGGGTGCTAAATTAAAATTATGAGGTGGATTATTGTTTTATTCTTTATTACAAACAGTCTATTGGGTCAATTTACATACTCAGGATACCTTTATAATGCTAATGGATCAGGAGCAAGTAATGTTGCTATAAAACTTTATAGAAGAACAAACCAAACTATTACAGGATTTACTAACCAACAAAATTATAACGGACACTCTTATTACCGTTCTACAGGAACTGCTGTTTGGACTACTGCTAAAACAAACTGTGCTAATATGGGAGGTCACCTTGTAACTATTACAAGTTCAGGAGAACAAAGTTTTTTATATAATCTTTGGCCTTCAGGGTGGATTGGATTAACAGATGAGGTAACAGAAGGAACTTGGAGATGGGTAACAGGAGAAAGTTATTCTTACTCTAACTGGAACTCAGGAGAACCTAATAATGCGGGTAATGAAGATTATGTTCAGTTTGTATCTAATGGTAGATGGAATGACTTACCTAATAACTATGCTTTACCTTATGTATTAGAATTTGAATATTTAGTAACGACTTCTTCTTGGACTCTATATAAAACAATTTATACTAACTCTTTAGGTTATTATTCTATAAGTGAAGCTTATGACCCTTCTAAGGAATATTATATACAAATTGATGCTCCTACTCGTATTCAAGCTTATACAACCTCAGATATCCAAGCAGTATCTAATGTTGTGTTAGGAAAAGTAACTAGGAATGGTTTATCTTTTCATATGTTTGATGTAAATGATGACGGACTAATTTCAGTAGCAGATAAGTATTATGTTGCTGCTAGAAAAGCAGGTAGATTTTCTAAATGGAGAATAGCCCCTGATGTAAGAATATTTACAACAGCAGAATATAATGCTATTAAAGCAGCATCCGTAAATGTTAGAACAACATACCCTGGTGTAACTTCTATTACTACTTCTACATTAGTTTCTGGAGGGACACTTAGTTATTATTTAATAGCTCCCGGATATTCGGGTTCCGTTTCTTATTGATATTTATAATCGATGTTAAATATTCTTGCACCTATATTATTAGCTTTAGCCCCTGTAAATCCTACATTAGTAAAAGTGAATGTAAGTAATGCTCAACATATCCAAACAATTGGAGGTAGAGATATTACTTTTGGTGTTAAAGAAACAGTTGAAGAATTATTAATTGATAAAGGATATACTCCTACAGACTCGGGAGTAGCATTTGATGTACAAGTAAGTATTGATAGTATTTACTCTCCTCAACAAATGCTTAACATTATGGGTTTACAATGGTTACGCAAAGATTATATAGTAGAAACTACTATTTGCATAGGGTCAGGTTGTTTTAAAGGTAAAGGTGAAAGACGTACTTTTATTTTTGCTATGTTTTTAAATGTTGAAAATGGAGAAGTTCCACTCAACAAAAAGGCGTTCTCGAAATCGTTACAAGAAGCTTTATTAAAAACAACTAAACAACTATAATATGAAACAATTTTTCAAATCATTATTCGACGACAACAACACTATCAACGAGAAAGCCGTTGTAGGATTCATTGCATTTTTTATGCTTGTAATCGCCCTAGTTGTTGACCTAGTAACAGGTTACATGGGCACAGCTTTAGTAATTAATGAATTTATTTTTGATGGATTTATGGTAATCATCTTAGGTTGCTTTGGAATCGCATCTGTAGATAAATTCATGAATAAAAAAGGTAGCAAGAAAGAGGACGAGGAAGGTCCTATGGAAGGATAATGAAATCTACGTTACTAGTTTTACTATTATCATTAACCGCAACTTGTTCGTTTGTTTGTAGCTACTTCGGTGGATTAGCTATGGATAATAGTGAACAGTATTTAGCGGTAGTGGCGGTGGCTTTTATGGATGGGTTTTTTGGTATAGTTGCTGGTACGAAGAAAGAAGGTTTTAAAACCTATAAAGCATTAAAAGTACTAAAAACAACATTTACTTGGTTAGTTATATTAACAGTAATATTAATGGTTGAAATTGGATTCCCAGGCACGTCTTGGCTCTCTGAAACTATTATAATGCCCTTTGTAATTTTCCAGTTAATTAGTGCTCTAAAAAATGCTTCTAATTCAGGTTTTATTAAACATTCATTATTAAATACAATTTTAGAAAAAATTGATAAACATAAAGATAAATAAATATGCTATTAAAAAAAGGTGATAATAATGACTTTGTAAAACAATTACAAGTCAAGTTAGGTGTAGATCCAATTGGTAATTTTGGACCTAAAACTGAAGAGGCAGTAAAAAAATATCAAGCGGCTAATGGTTTAGTTGCTGATGGTATAGTAGGAGATGGAACTTGGAATAAAATTATGGGCACAACACCTGCTACTACTCCTGCCCCAGCAGTTATTCCTTCTAGTTCATTTAAATTAGATAAATTAAAAGGACATATTCCTGATGCTGTATTAGCTCAAATTCCTGATACTGCTGCTAAATTTAATATTACTAATCCTTTAAGATTAGCTCATTTCTTAGCTCAGTGTGGTCACGAGTCAGGTGGTTGGAGAGCTACATCAGAAAATTTAAATTATTCTTCTAAAGGTTTGATGGGCATATTTAAAAAATATTTCCCAACTTTAGCTTTAGCTGAAGCTTATGCTCGTCAACCTCAAAAAATTGCTTCTCGTGTTTATGGAGGAAGAATGGGGAATGGTGCTGAAGCTACAGGTGAGGGATTTAAATTTAGAGGACGTGGTTATATTCAATTAACTGGTAAAGATAACTATACTGCTTTTGATAAATTTGTTTCTGAGGAAATTATTGCTAATCCTGATTTAGTTGCTACTAAATATCCTTTAATGTCTGCTGCTTGGTTCTTTAATAAAAATGGTCTTTGGGCTATTTGTGATAAAGGAGCAGATCAAGGTACAGTAACAGCAGTAACTAAAAGAGTAAACGGTGGCACAATTGGTTTACCAGATCGTATTAAACATTTCAACGAATATTATAATTTATTAAAATAATGAGTGAATTTCAATTAAAAGAAGGACAAGGGTATATTTACATTGGTGAATATTTTCATAAATTTGGAGGTGTAGTACCTGCAGAGAAAAAAATAGGTAAAATAGATGACTTATTAAAAATCCCTCAAATCGATGACTACGCATTTAGTTTAGACTTTCATACTCCAGATATTTATCTTGTTAATGATGTAGATATTCTTTATACAGCTATCACAGTATTATTAAGTCATGATTTAATTAAAGAAGATTGGTTTGCTGATAGTGATGGAGATTTAAAGGAAAGAGTAGCTAACTTTATGAAAGCTTTAGGTTACGGAGAGATTGCTGATGTAGATGGGGATGGTATTCCTGATCATTTAGACGATCAAATCGGTTAAATCAACGCGATCCGCGAAAATCATAAGATAATGCGTTATAGGCGCTATACTAAAGTGTATGGCGCCTATATGTATTGATGTATGAATATTGATAAAATATTTAATCTGTTTAATAATGAGGAACCTGAGTCGTTAAAGGAAAAAGCCCAACAGGTAGATATTTTATTAGATTACAAAAACCACCCCTTATTCTGGGTAGGTATGTTCAAAAAACTAATCCAGAATCACCAAACATTTAACGACCAATTACTTAATTTTTTTGATAAATTAGATGAGGGATTAAGTGCTGTAGATATAGATAAAGCAGGTGAATTTTTAGTATTTAATAGATCATATGAATACATTCAAAAAGTAGACCCAGATAATTTGGTTGCTCAAGAGGCCTTAT